CTGGACTTAAAGGACTTGCGATTGTCCTTAAAGTTTCCCATACTGCAGTTGTTAAAGCTGTAGCAGGGGCTAAACTTCAAGGAACCGCAGGTTCCCTGGGTCACAGAGTTGGCCTGACCCGTTCGGGATTACCGACTTGACTGCCAAAAGCAGTTCGGAAGGCAATCCTGAAGGGTGATCGAATCACTATAAGAGTTTGACTCAGTTATCTGAGTTCTTATAGAGTACTCGAGTACTTGGGAAAACCCAATACCTCGACGATCACCAAACCTGGTTTAGTTTTTGACGTTAATCCTTACTTAGCCTTCGTCCCTATATTCTTCCGTTATCTTTTTAAGATGACAGGAGAGGATAGGGCGTTAGCCTCGTGAGAACCACGCGTCATTACCAAATCCGGTCCGGGTTCTGTATCTATTGATGCTAAAAAGCAGCCCCCGATTCCTATGTACAGTACTACCAGTTCTCTGATAGTACAGGCGGTTTCTTGGTTCAAACCAGAGTTCTCTGAACTTCTGGCAATTTACAAACAATTGTCTGTAATCTTGAAACAAGAATCGTTGTACTCTAAGTTATCGGAGGTCGCCAATGGCGCCAAAGATATTAAAGTGTTCCAGACTTGATCTCCGAAGTACCTAGCAAAGCTAGGTATCAAGGAGGAGCCTGGAAAAGTGCGTGTGTTTGCTATGGTCGATTGGTGAACCCAAATGCTCTTACGGCCTGTCCATCTGGCGTTATTCAAAATCCTCAAACGGATTCCGAGTGACGCTACTATGGATCAGGACGCAGGAGTCAAGAGGGGGATGAGAATCATGGAGAAATCGCAGTTTGCGGCTTCTTATGATCTTTCGGCTGCCACAGATCGGTTACCCGTTCTGTTACAGTCTTTTCTCATTAATCACCTTTGACCTGGCGCCGGTCAGCTCTGAGCAGAGCTGCTGGTGAGCCGTTCGTACATGACACCTGTCAAGTTACGAAAGCTCGGGATGAAGATTCCCGAGAGTATGACTTATGCGGTCGGGCAACCAATGGGTGCCCTATCGTCATGAGCCATGCTGGCTCTTACACACCATTTTATTGTGCAATACGCTGCCTATAAAGCTGGTAAAAGGCTTTGATTCTCATTATACCTTGTCTTAGGTGATGACATCGTCATCTTTGACAAATTGGTAGCTAAACACTACCTAGATATAATGAAGGACCTTGGTGTAGGGATCAACTTAGTGAAATCGGTGGTGTCTAAGACATCATTTGAATTCGCTAAGAGATTCATACATAAAGGTCAGAATCTTTCACCTATCTCTTTCAAAGAACTAGATATAGCGGGAGCTTCCCTAGAGGGAGCGATCCTACTATTGTCTCATTTCAATGAAGAGAATGGGTGAAGAATCAGCCAATTAGCCAGATTCCGTGGATATGGTTACCGAACATTAGCAAAGCTTAATGGACCTTTGAAATCTCTTTCCAGATCGATTAGACTTATGCTCGTGTTCCTAGCCATGCCCGGAATATCATCTGTGTCTTTCTCTCGATATATCGACTGGTTTGGAATGACAGCGATTGGTCATTCTAACCCAGTAAATCCACATTCCTTATATGATGTAGTCATGGGGTGATGAAATCGTTCATTACCCGAGGGTTGAAACCCTAGTGCCAAAATAGCATTGACACCACGACATATATGAGGAGATATGGATTTTGATAAAATCAAGAGTTGACGTATGGAATACTTGGAGGAAACCCTCCAATCTCTTATGTGGCCAGCCCAACTGAAGTATCTTGCTTCTCACGAAGAAGCAGATGCTCAGCGGCGAGCCGTGTACGAGATGGTTCCGGAAAACGGGGATCTGCAAGGACTTGAAGAGTTCTTACAGAAATACGTGGAATGGGATGCTCAGAATTCTCTGACTCCCGTTCACGTCTCCTTACGAGATTATCGTAACAGAGACGTTATCCGGCAACGAGTAGGCCGCTGATTACGTTGGTGATCAGTAGCCCAGACGAAGTCCTTACTTAAGTAAAGACTTCTGCGTACACTCTTCCTACCCCTGATATGGATAAGAAGTATCAGTCCGAAGCGAAATTTCTTCGGAGGGAGAGATGTATAGCACCATACAGATGATCCTCTGTGGTAGGCCCTCTTAGAAGAGGTAGGTGTTGATTAATATAGAGACGGACACGCAGTTACATGCGCTACGAAGACTCGCTGCAAATAGCAGAATAATCTAAGAGACACACGGATCGTGATCCGGGTGAAGACTCGCTCCACCTCCCTTTCTAATGGCTTAAAGGGAACTTAATCTCAGGAGAGTACCATTGCACCGGTACTCTAGACCTGATCTTCTGAAATCTCTATTCAGCTATGTTCACACTCAGCATGGACATTCATGTATTTGAACGACCTCACTGAACGGGAGCAAGTGCAAGTAGCCTTTAGCAAGCAAAGACAGGTATAACCTGTACTTGATTACTGTGACTGACAAGTACCAGTATAGCTTGAATCAGTAGGAAAAGGGAATTCCTCCTTTGATCGATAGGAAAGCTGGAAATAGATACCGCAAAACCTAGTAGGGTTAAAAACACCCTCTATCGGCCTGCACTGCTTATAGTTGATTTACTATAAGCACTACGTCGGTATGGTATCGGCTTCCTTGTCCAACACGCTTAACGGTTGGCGAAGTTGAGAAGCATGTCTTAGTAACATGCACCCCTGCCTCAAAAGGGTAGGTCAGGCACAATACGGGTATCGTACCGTTAACCAAATCCAGTTGTGCTTGGTCAACAACATATATGACAATACTCATCTTCTAAATTTCTGTTCCGGGTCTCCGGACTTGGAATAGATTCTTAGAGTATAGTCAAAACATATATGTAATGGACTTAAACTTCGATCGATCTTACTGCTCTTCAGAGTGCCACTCAGTGAGTGAACCCTGAAAAGAGAAATATCAGAATTTACACGCATCTAAGCGTCATGGAGCCTCGTAACCATAGATCTTACCGTCTATGGGGGGGAGAGTACTCCATTCCTGAT